TACGGTCACTATGAAGTAAAATTTGGTAACGGGGTGTTTGGTAAAAAACTAACACAAGGCGATATTGTGTCTGTTGATTATTTGTTATCTGATAACGTTGCAGGTGTTATTAGCAAAAACGTTATTAATGGTAATAAACTATTTGTCTACGATTCAACTAGACAACGTGAGTTATTTCAAGATCTATACCCAAACAAGAGTGAAACTACCTTTTTAAATATTTCAAATAGCTCAAAAATTACATTTAATAACCCACTTAATTCTTCTGCTCTTTCAACAGAAGAAACTGTTGAGCAAATTAGATTAAATGCTCCGAAATTATTTTCTTCACAATTAAGATTAGTAACAGAAAAGGATTATCAAGGATTTTTGGATAGAAATTTAGCTAACGTAATTACTAGTACACATGTTGCAAATAATGATAGTTATATTAATGAGTATATACAGTATTTTTATGATATATGTGTTGATCCTAATAAAGTAAATAGGGTAATAATTAACCAGGTAAATTTTGCTGATGCGTGTGATTTTAATAATATTAACGTATTTGTTGTACCTAGATTTACCATTACAGAGGATAAAACTTATCCGCCCTTTTTAAGCAATTCATTTAAGAATTATATTGTAACGCA